GGCTTTAGGTGCAATATCTCCAAATCTAGCAGGCGGAACTGTAGGAAAAATAATTCCAGCAGCAGCAGCTTTTGGTATAGGTGGTATTGAATCAGCAATAGGCGCAGTAGCAACTTCAGTTATTGGTAGTTCTAATATGGCCTTTACAGGTGCAAACGCTATGGGTAACGTTCAAGAGGATAGTCTATAATGGCCGTCCCACTTATGAGAAGTTATACGACACCAGGATTAGCACTTAACGTATTTGGCCCTTCTACTGACGATATTACAGGACTTACGATTCAACAATTAAACCGAAGTAATATAATCCTGGACTGTGTCAATAATCCCGACCCTCCAGGTGCAGCAGCATATCAAACAAACGTTCTAGTAAACGGTATTCAATCAGGGGTATCAAACTTTAGTGTAGCCAGTTCAGCAGCCAGTGCAGGACGTGTGGTATTTGGAGCTATACCCGTCAGCGTTGGCGGTCAATCTGGGGGAAAACAATTATCATTCTCATCAGGCCAAGTCGCCACAGGTGGCGGAATCGCAGCATATTCTTTCCTTATGAAATATGCAAATCTTTTCTAAGGTGGCTTAAGTGCCTCAAATAATTTTAGGTTATAGAGTAACTGTCAAACCAAATGATACAACTGCAGAAAGTACTTTTGTTTCTGATATTGTCGCTGCAGGTGCAGGCGCAACAACAATTCATTA